ACCGATGCCGACAGGATCAAGGAGACGAAGCCGGCACCGCCCCTGATCCCGCCGCGGTTCGTCGTTGACATCTCATGGGTGCTGAAGAACGCCGGGTACTGCCAGAAGGTGATTCTGTCCAACGGATGGCAGATCAACTTCTTCTCCGCCGAGGGTGAGCCGCCCCAGGGTTTTCAGGCGGATTTGGTGCATTTTGACGAGGACATCCCTCAGCCCGCATGGGTGGGCGAAATGCAGGCCAGACTCGCAGACCGCAAGGGGCGGCTGCTGTGGTCCGCGATGCCCCATAGCAAGAACGACGCCCTCCTGGGGCTGTGCGAGCGTGCCGACCGCGAGGCCGAGCTGGGGATTGATCCGCCCAACATCAAGAAGTTCGTCCTCCGCTTCCTGGACAACGCCCACATCGACTCCAAGGAGAAGGAGAAGAACATCGCCCGGTGGTCTGCCCTGGGCGTGGATGAGCTGCGGATGCGTGCCGAGGGCGAGTTCACGCAGGACTCCATCCTCATGTACCCGTCCTTCAATCCGGCGGTGCATGTCCTTCCCAAGGTCGCCCTGCCCGATGGCGTGCCGCCGGACTGGACGCGGTACGTGGCGATTGACCCTGGCCACGCCGTGATGGCGGCGGTGTTCGGGGCTGTTCCGCCGGACGAGAAGTTCCTGCTGATCTACGACGAGCTGTACATCCGCAACTGCAACGCCCTGATCTTTGGCGAGGAGTTCGCCAAGAAGACCGAAGGCCAGCACTTCTACGCCTTCATCATGGACATGCACGGCGGTGCCCTGCGTGACCTGGGATCAGGCCGGCTTCCGTCAGAGCTGTATTCGGAGCAGCTTCGCGACCGCGGCGTCCGGGCCCAGATGACCGGGCACCAGTTCATCGCCGGCTCCGACGACATTACGGCACGGACGGGACTCGTCCGCCAGTTGCTGCATATCCGCGGCGACGGGACCACCAAGCTGAAGTTCCTGGAGAACGCCACGCCAGAGCTGTTCCGGGAGCTGCGGCGCTACAAGAAGAAGGTGATCCAGACGGCCAACGGGCCGTTCATCACCGACACGCCCAACGCCAGAGGCGAAATCCATACCTGCCAGTGTTTTGATGACCAGACGGAAGTGCTGACTGAGCGTGGCTGGAGGCTGTTTCGGGACGTTCCAGACGCTGAACGAGTTGCCACAGTAAACCTGGGCAGCGGGCGGCTGGAGTACCAGCACTTCACGCAACGTGTGGAACGCCCGCATGAAGGCGAGATGGTGCGCATTAAGTCGGCTCGCGTAGACGCGCATGTGACGCCTGACCACAGGATGGTGACGCTGAACAAGCACGGCGAGTACGTCATCCGCGAGGCTGGCGACCTGCGAATCACAGACCGCCTCACAAACCAGGTGCAGTGGGCTGGCGCGCCGCGGACAGGCCCTGTGCTGCTGCCCGGCGTGTCGGGCGGAAAGAAGGAGTTTGAGAAGGAAATAGATCCTCTTGTGTGGGCGGAGTTTATGGGCTGGTTCCTGTCTGAGGGGTATGTGGACAAGACCCCCAGGTGCCCTGGAAGCGGCTACCGAATTGTCATCGCCCAGCGGAAGGAAACGCCGCGTGCGTTCCTGCGAGCCAACCTGTCGCAGCTGCCGTTCCGGTGGGCGGAAACGCCGGACGGTTTCCAGGCTTCCAGCAAGCAGCTCTGGAGCGCGCTCATTGAGTTCGGCGGCACATACGACAAATACATACCGCAGTGGATCCTTGACTCCGACACAACGGTGCTGCGAGCGTTCCTGGACGGCGCGCTGGATGGAGATGGGTGGACCAGCACGCAGACCTACCTGCCGCGCTACGGGTCGGCCAGCAAGCGGCTCGCGGACGGAATGCAGGAGGTCATGCTGAAGATGGGCATGTCCCCGTCCATGTACACGCAGCCAGCCGGGGTGGACGTCATTCGCGGTCGCACATGCCAAACGCGGGAGTTCTACCGCGTTGCTGCTTGCCGCCAGCGGCCCATTTATCTACGGGACGCATACGGCACGCCGTCGTTTGAGCCAAGCCATTATGAGGGGCAGGTGTACTGCCTGTCTGTGCCAAACACCACTCTGATAGTCCGGCGCGGAGGGGCGCCGATTATCGCCGGCAACTGTTTGGAATACCTCTGTGCGTATGAGCCCTCCTATCACCGCCCGCCGGCACGGCCAGGCCCAGAGCCCTGGTACGTGAAGTGGCTGGCGGACAAGAAGAAGCGGCTTGGAGATGACGGCAAGGGTTATGTGGTCCTGGGTCCCCAACGAAAGGGTTAGCAATGAGCTGGTCTGTTCCTGCGGTGTCGGTTGGCGAGACGGTGCTGTACTACGCCCATGAGGGCGCCGAGCCCAACATGGCGTTCGTCACCAAGGTGGGCAAGGAGACGCTGGAGCTGTGGGCCCTGGCTCCGGGTTACGGGGGCGTGGAAAAGCCGAGCGTCCGGCACAAGGAAGACCCGCGCCTGGCTGATTTCCCCAACTGGAAGGAGTTCGGCCTGTGGGAACACCGGCCTCGCGATCCCCGCATTGCCCAGCTTTCGGAACGGCTTTCGGCCCTGGAGAAGGCCGTCCAGGGCAATAGGAAGTAGGAGAAACCGCCGGTGCCCAAACGCCTGTCGCTGGACGTTGACCAGCTGAAGAGCCTCTATGTCGATGCCGGGTGGAGCGCCACGCGCATTGCAAAATCGCTTGGCGTCTCCGTCCGGCCGGTTGTGCTTGCGCTGCGCGAGTCAGGCATCGCCGTCTCTGCCAAGCGCCGCCCGCAAGACACGGCCAATGGAGACATCTTGCGCCTCTACTGGTCGCCAGGCAGCACCGTCCGGTCGGTGTCGAAGGCACTTGGCGTTAGCACCACCACTGTGTATCGGGCGCTTCGCCTGAGCGGCGGCCTTCGCCAGCGTGGCGCCCATCTGAAGGGGCGGCGAGGCCCAGAGATGCCCACCTGGAAGGGCGGAAGGCGCCGCGTTCCGCAGGGCTACATCCATGTCTATCGCCCAGAGAGCCCTATGGCCGGAAAGCACGGATACGTTCCAGAGCATCGGCTCGTCGCCTCGGGGGTCCTTGGTAGGCCGCTGTCTCGCAAAGAGCATGTCCACCACATTAACGGAATCAAGGACGACAACCGCCCGGAGAACCTGATTGTTGTTGACGGCACGGCGCACAGCCAGCTGCATGCGGACCATCGCCGGGAAGTGTGGGAGCTACGGAAGCGCGTTGAGCAGCTTGAGGCGCAGCTGCACCCCGGCCAATCGCTAAAGGTGTTTGGATGAGCGACGACAATCCGCTGCGCCCAATCGCGAAGGGCTGGCTGGCGAAGATCCGCTTGGCCGAGGAACACAAGCGGCCGTTTAGCGAGGACGCTGCGGAAGCGATGCAGTTCTACGACGGTGAAAACGCATGGATGTGGCGCAACGAATACATGCGTGGCGAGAAGGGTTTTGTGAAGGGCATCTCAGCCCCGGCCTTCCGGATGACGATCAACCGGGTCTGGGAGGCCGTCCGCCTCTTCGGTGCGGTCATTCACCACCGGAATCCGGTGCGGAACGTCACGCCGCGGCAGTACCCCATCATCAGCCCGCAGATGCTGGGGATCTTCCCGCAGCCGCCGACCCCGCAGATGGGGCCGGACGGCCAGCCGGTGTTTGGGCCCGATGGGCAGCCGGTGATGATGCCGGACCCTGGGCAGCAGTTCTACATGCAGCTCATGCAGCAGACGCAGATGGCCTCCGAGAAGCGCGGCCTCATCAGCCGCCTCTTGGAGGACTACCTGAACTACACGCCCAACGAGCTGAACCTGAAAGACCAGTCCCGCAAGGTGGTGGACGAGGCCCTGATCAAAGGCGCTGGGTGCTGGTTCACGGAGCTGTACCAGCCGCCGGGCTCTGAGATGCGGATGGCGGGTTCGTTCTATGAGTCCTTTGACAATGTGGTCTGGGACCCGGATGCGGACGACCAGAACGACATCCTCTGGCTGGCCCGCCGCCGCACGCACCCCAAGGAGTTTGTCGCCCAGCGGTTTGGCCTGAATCCCGAAGACCTGAAGGGCCACTCTGAGAGCTACGCTTCCCGCAGCAAGGCGGAGGAGCAGGGCTACAAGACCAAGAAGCGGAACGGCCAGACCAACGACCTGGTCACCTACTGGGAAATCTACAGCAAGACAGGCTTCGGTGACCGCCTGAAGGACGCCGACGCGGACCTCCGTGGGAAGTTCGACGCCCTTGGGGACTACTGCTACATCGTCATCTGCGAGGGCGTAGACCACCCGCTGAACATCTCGCCGGAGATGCTCCAGGAGGAGGTCGATGAGTCTGGCCTACCGCCAAGCCTGTTTGCGGCGGCACAGTGGCCAATCCCGTTCTGGGCCGAGCCGAATGGCTGGCCATGTACGATTCTGCAGTGGCACGGCAAACCCGGTTATTCGTACCCCATTTCGCTTATTAAGCCGGGTATTGGCGAATTGCGGTTTATCAACTGGGCCGTGTCGTTCATGGCGACCAAGATCGCCACCTCGTCCACCACGCTCATTGGCGTGGCGAAGGCCGCGGACGAGAACCTGAAGGCCAAGATCCTGGACGGCGGCGAGGCAGGGTTCAACGTCGTTGAAATCTCCGAGGCCATCGGCCGTACGGTCAACGATGTGCTGAGCGTGTTCCAGCTGCCGGGCGTGACCGCCGACATGTGGAACATTATCCAGGCTGTGACTGAGCTGTTCGACCGGCGAGTCGGCCTGACTGAGCTGGTCTACGGCATGTCCCGAAATCAGTTCCGGTCAGCGGCAGAGGCCGCCGTGAAGGCCGAGCAGATCAGCGTGCGGCCAGACGACATGGCGAACACGCTGGAAGACGCCCTCTCTGAGCTGGCCCGCAAGGAGGCTCTCCTGGCCCGCTGGTTGGTTCAGCCGCAGGACGTCGCCCCGCTCCTGGGCCCGATGGCGGCACAAGCCTGGCAGATGCATGTCCAGGCCATGAGCCCGGAAGAGGTGCTGCGGGAGTTCGACTTCCGCGTAGAGGCCGGCAGTGCCAGGAAGCCCAACAAGGGCACCAAGGTGGAGCAGATCAACCAGGCCCTCCAGGTCCTCATGCCCATTGCCCAGGGCCTCATGCAGGCCGGCAACCCGCAGGTGCTTAACGCCCTCCTGGAGGACTGGGGCCGGGCGATGGACATCGACGTCCAGCGGTATCTGATTCCGCCGCCGCCTCCTCCGCCCCCAGGGCCGCCTCCAGGACAACAGCAGCCCGGACAGCCGCCGCAGGACCAGCAAGCCCCCCAGCAAGGACCGCCCAATGAAAATCCCCCACCAGGTCAGTGAAGCCGGCCACACGGCCGTGGAAACCTACAAGGCCGCCCTGCCCTACGGCGAGCGGTGGGCGGAGATGTGCGCCCTCCAGATCGCCCCTGGGACGAAGGGCACCGACAGAGCGTTTAACCAGGGCCGGCTGAACCAAGAGCAGTTCAACGACATGCCCAAGCAGATGGCCCAGCGGATCATCCGCGAGGCCGCTGCGGCTGGGATCAACACCAACGGCAAGCAGTACTGTGCCGGCCTGGCTGACAAGCGGGCCTACTGCGACCCCGAGGCCTGGGTGGATTCAACCGCCGAAGTCGTTCGCGTCGCCCGGAAGCGGAACCTGACCGTCGAAGGCATCGTCAGCCACAGGGGCTCGGCGGTCGCCCCGAAGCGGACGGTCCTCTCGGAGGGCATTATCCAAGAGGAGATGCGGCGATACCGCAAGCTGCACCCGGGCCGCAAGCAGGAAGACCTGCGGCAGATGATCATCGAAAAGCACGCACATCCGGCAAAGAGGAAGGGCAAATGATCGAAATCGAACGCTCCCAGACGCTTGTCACCATCACGGCGGCCAGCTCTGCGGCCACCACCACGCCCCGTTTTCCGTTTGGCCGGTTTGCTGGCGGCGGCGTGTTCATTGCCAGCACGGGCGGGGCGACGCAGATTAACTGGCACGCCGGGTCTGCGGCCGAGGACCTGGTCCGGCCCATCTTTGCGGATGGTGCTGCGGTCACAACGGCCGTGACGGTCGGCTGTCACCCGGTGCCGGACGCCTGCTTCTCGTTCCCGTATGTAGCCCCTGTGCTTGTGGGCGGGGCTTCTGCTGTGCTGACGGTAAGCCTGAAGGGGTAAGCCGCCATGCCCATGAACCCCCGCCTCCTTCGGCCGACGAAGCCAGTCTCCAAGGCGCCTCGCATCACCACTGAATCTGGCAGCAGCCTTGCCACTGAATCAGGCGACAAGATCAGAACGGAGCAGAACTGA